TCTCTTTTGGGCTTGTTAGGCTAAAGAAAACTAAGCAACTCCTTACAGTGCACTCAGTAGCTAGTATTGGTGCTACATACAACTGCATTATAGAGAACATAGATTTTGAGCACACTCCTAAAAGAGGAGTGGTAGGGAGTGCTATCAGTGCTAAGGTGAGTATCACCTTTAAACAGATCCGTATAGCTAATCAAGCCCGTGTTCTGTCAGTACCTAAGAAACTATTTGAGGGACTCCTCTCTGAGAAAGAGAAGGCTGCAGCTGGGACTAAGAAATTAGATGGTAGCACTGATCCAGATAAGCCCGGCCTCTTTGATAACATAGCAGCTGCATTTAAAGACTTCTTTTCTAGTGATGAAGACTCTATATCCAAGGATGTACAATGATAGAGATAGAAGTCCCAGATACAGAACACTCCGTACAGGAAGTTGTTCTAGGAAGCCAGAGGTGTAGCTTAGAGTTTAACTTCAATAGCACAGACCAGCGTTGGAGGTTTAACTTGAGTGTTGAAGGAGAGAAGGTGTTCTCTGGGATAACAGTTATGGAGAACCAGAGTCTCTTATCTCAGTATAACTCTTCTGAGTTCTTAGGAGACCTCGCTTGTATCCAGACACAAGGACTTCCTTCATTTGTTGGGAGAGATAACTTAGGTGTTGAGAAACCTTATGGCTTTTATTACTTCAGTGCTACAGAGTTATCACAAGCTAAAGGCTCTTAGTAATGGCTGAGGTGTTTGGTAGAAGTTATGAACTCTGGGTAACTCCCTCTAGGCAGCTGGTGAGAGTCAGTGAAGTTACTGGGAGAGTTGGTTCTGAGGTGGTAGCCAATAGTGAAGACTACGATGGTTTGTCTACTAAGTTTAAAGATGCTGTAGATTGGCTAGCTACCCCTGTAAGTGACCTGAAATCAGATGCTCTCTTAGATACATTAGTTATAAGAAATCTACATATAGTTGCTGATGTAACGTATAAGAAAGAAGCCTCTAGTTCACTAGACCAAGAAGCTACTATAGAAGTTTATAATCTCTCTGAGGCTAGCCAAGCAAAGATACAGGATGAGAGTATTATTATTCTCAGAGCTGGCTATGAGCAAGACAAGGTTCTTCCTCTAATATTCTCTGGTCAGATAGTTAAATCCTACACTGAGAAGAGAGGAGAGGATGTAGTTACAAAGATCCACTGTAGGGACACTTATGTTCTCATAAAGGATCACACTATTAGCCTTAGCTTTGCTCCTGAAGAGTTTACTAATAGAAAGATTCTTAGAGGGCTACTAGCTAAAGCTAATGACTTAGGTATAGCTACCTCTCTAGCCAACCTACCTAAGGAAGACTCTGAGACAGAGTTAGGTGTTAAGCTAAACAGGTTATCCTTTCAGGGGTATGTGGTAGAGGGGAATCTGTTTGATCAGATAAATAGCTTCTGTGAGCAGATAGGACTAGTAGCTTATATACACTTAAGCATCCTCTATGTAGAGCCTAAGGCACACCACCCCAAAGAGATGGTAGATGTTACTAAGATTTACAGAGACAACGTAATAGGTATTGTATCTCCTCTTAATGACTCTACCACCTCTGGAGTTGGTAGTAAGAAGGCTCCTAATAGCATCACACTAAAGACATTCTTATTAGGCACTGCAAGACTAGCTGACTATGTACAGCTAGTAGATCACCCTAAATTTAAGGGGTATTACGAGACCTCCTCTGTGAAGCATACCTTAGCCTATGAAGGAGCTGACTGGTGTACCACTATCGAAGCAAGAGAGTTAACTAGTGCTGAGTAACACTATAAATACGAAGATAGCTGCCTATGCGAGACAGAATATCTACACTGCTATTCCAGCAGAGATACTCTCTGTTAACAAGCTAGGCTCTAAGCAGACAGTAGATGCAGTGCCTCTGATAGATAGAGTATTGTCCAATGACACGTCTATCCAACCAGCTAAGGTTTACAACGTACCTATAGTGTTCCCCTCAGGAGGGGGAGGCTTACTATCATTCCCTTTAGTAGTAGGAGACACTATCCTCTTAGTCTACTCTATGAGGAGTTTAGAAGAGTGGTTGGATGGGGACGGCTCTGCAACCATCCCACAAGACAATAGGCATCACCACACTACAGATGCTATAGGTATCCCCGGACTCTATACAAGTACGTCTCACCTCTCCCCTAACACTTCTGATGTTGACCTAACATTTAAGGGTATGCACGTAACATTAGAAGCCTCTAGTGGGGATATTACTCTATCCAACTCCTCAGGCTCCTTGAAGCTTAAGAGCGATAGTGAGGTGCTACACAGTAGTGGAGCTAAGATAACTACTGCTGGAGACTTTATCTCAGCGACAGGTGTTAGCTTAAATCTTCATGTCCATACACAGAATGTTGATAGTGACAGCAACGTACAAGTACCTACTAACCCACCCACTGTCTAAGAGGATTTATATTGACTGATCTTTATATAGACCCTACTACACATGACTTACTTATAGAGAGTGGAGGTTTTAGATACACTATCCTCAGTGAGCAGACTAGGCAGAGGCTAGAGATAACTCTCAAGACCTATAAAGGAGAGTGGTTCCCTAATAAAGATTATGGAGCCCCCTACCTAAAGAACGATGACAACCAAGTAGAGCTTCTAGGGAAGACTACACTAGGGTTCCTAGAGACAATACTGAAAGAAGAGATACTCAAATCTCCTAATATAGAACAGCTCATAACCTTCTCTGTAGACAATAATAGAGTTACTAGAGAGATTAAAGTAACTTTTGAAGCTCTTATGGAAGATGGCACTTTAATAGAACAGACAGTGGTGGTTTAGTATATGGCAGGATTAGATAGTACTGGTCTCTCTATTAAAAGGTTCTCAGAGATACTCTCTGACCTAGAGACACTACAGCTAGATAAGGTGTCTTCAGACCTTAGTTTTGCAGACGACTCAGTGATTGGTCAACTCAATAGTGTGTTAGTAGAGATGTTCGCCTTATTCTGGGAGCTTACTGAGTCTGTCAATAGTAACTTCAATAAGAACAGTGCTGAGGCTAAGAACCTAGATGACTTAGGTGCTCTTATAGGCATCACTAGGCAGCTAGAGAAGAAGACTTCTGGTGTTGTGGAAGTAGTTGGTACAGAAGGCACCTCTCTTCTTGCCGGGCACACCTTCCAAAGCAGCGTAACTTCAAAGAAGTTTGTTGTCCCTACACAGACAGATATTAATGCACTACTTTGTAAACAAGTTACTTACACAGTGGCTCAAGTACTTAACACTACAACTTATGATCTTACTATAAATGGAATCCTTTACCCCTATACTAGCACTGGTGCTGCGACAGCTAATGAGATATCTACTGGTCTTAAAGCTCTAATAGATGTAGACACCAACATCACTTGGTCAGCTACTCTCTCTGGGGATGATTTAGTAATAGCCACCACTGACTCACTAGAGATTAGTGTGGTTAGTGAAACCTACCTCTCAGTAGCCAGTGTAACGAAGCTAGTTACAGTAGCTGCGGAAGAGTTTGGTGCAGTAGTAGTGCCTGCCAATACTATAACCATCAACTTAGGCATTACGACAGGGATAGACTCCTTAAATAACCCCTCAGCATTCGTCATAGGCCGCTTAAATGAGACTGATGAGGAGTATAGGCTGAGGTTTGCTATCTCTAGCAGCCTGAGAGGTAAGGCCACTCTCCCTGCAATAAGGTCAGCAGTTAGTTCCGTAGATGGTGTTAGCAACACTGTAGTGTTAGAAAACACTACAGCAATTATAGACAGTAATGGCTTAGACCCTCACTCCTTTGAGGTGGTGGTGCAGGGAGGTGACGACACAGAGGTAGCCACCTCTATCTGGAACACTAAACCTTCCAGTATAGCCAGCTTTGGCACTACCTCAGAGAACCTCACAGACTCCACTGGCGTACAGAGGACAGTTAAGTTTACCAGACCAGTTATAATTAATATGGCTGTTCAGGTTACTTATACTATCTACTCAGAAGAAACCTTCCCTGATAATGGTAAGGAACTTATCTCTGACACTGTGCTAGCTCAGATAAACAGTTTAGTAGTGGGAGTGGATGTTATCCCCCAGAGACTGTTTGGCCCTATCTACTCAGGAGTGGAAGGTATACAAGACCTCACTGTAGAGATCCAAACCCTCACCACACCCGGAGACACTCCCGGAGGAGGCTCTTGGGTAGAGACTCCTATAGCAATCTCTCAGAAAGAATTAGCTCAAACTACACTCACTGATATCACTATAGTAGCTCCTTAATGACTCTTCCTGTAGCTCAAGATGTAGTAGAGAGAGGACTCTCTAGACTCCTCTGGCAATGGAGAGACAGCCCCCTCCTCAAAGGACTTGTAGAGAGTTACCTAACAGTGGGTAAGGAGATAGACACCACTCTCTTCCAGCTACTCACAGAAAGAGGGGTTAATGAAGCCATAGGCCAACAGCTTGATGTGTTAGGAGACATTGTAGGAGAGCTGAGGTTAGGTAGAGGAGACACTAAGTACAGAACAGCTATTCTAAGCAGAGGCTTAATAAACAGTAGTAGTGGTACACCAGAAGAACTTCTAAAGATACTAGCTGCAGCCACAGGAGCTACCGCTCCTGCTCTGTGGGAGCACTTCTCTGGTACAACTATGTTATATGTTGAGAAGGGAGCCACTCCCTTCGTAGCTCACGCTATGCAGAGTGCTTCTCCTGCTGGTACCTATACAGCTTTAATGTTTGATATAGAACAAGATAGCTTCATAGGCAGTGAAGTAGCCTTTTCAGACAACATCCTTGAAGTAGTTAATGTAGCTACAGAGAAGGATATGGAGGTGTTGGATTCTGAGGCTAGTAACTTTGATCTAGCTATCTCTGATGGGGTAGGAGACCCTATCCCTAGAGCCTTCTTAGCTGAGATTAATGAGAGAGTGGAAGGTACTCAGGCTATAGCTAACCCCACTCTAGCATTAGATACAGACTGGACTAAAGGAACAGGCTGGGCTATCTCTAGCGGAGCTACGAAGACAGTTGGTACAGCATCTGCTCTAGAACAGCCTGTGAGCTTCGTACAGCTTACTACTTATGTCGTAGCATACACTA